CACGACCGGATGAGACATGCGTCCCAGTACTCTTGTAGTGTGTTCATTCCCATGCCTTTCTGATTCCATCTGATACGCCCATAGCCTTGGCAAACGACATGGTGTCGTGGGCATCGGCTATCTCTCTCGCTTGGTGTTTGTACATAGCCCATAGCATCATGCTGTACCAATGCGACTGTTCCTGTCCGTTCTCAAGACATTCAATCGCCTTGCCCATGTAGTGCGCTTGGTTTGATAGCGCCCAGTAGTAGCGGCTCAGTTCGTATTGGGTCATGCTTGTCCCCTTGCTCGAATGTTCTCCGCTGCTGACTCCAGCGCAGCAGCTCTTATGTCATTGCAGCGTGATGCCATGCGGTCACACACCTTCGCACACGCCTCACGCTCTGCCAACACAGCCGCCTCAATCTCATCTTTGTAGGCGGCTTTAACCGCTTCACCCCATGCCTTGTCAATGTACTCTTGCCATTCTTTTTTCGTCATAGGTTTTGCGCTCATGCTTGTCCCCTTGCTCGGATTTGCGTGGCACACCAGTTCGCGGCGTTCCACCCGGGTTCTTCACACACCTTCGCACACGCCTCACGCTCTGCGGCGGCGACAAGGGCGGCAAAGCGTTCAAGATGCGACTCAGAAAACAGCCACAACGATCCATCTGTCGGTGCCGCTGGATACCCCCGAGCCTCCCGCGCCATGCGGATGATGTCATCTCGGTTCATCGCTTCTCCTTCAGTCTGCTTACGTAATCCCAGTGCTCGCCGTAGATTTCCTCAGCCATGGCGTAGTAGAGCAACGACAGCCACATTGATGTTTCATTACCGAGGCCGTAATGCGCCTCAGCAATATGCAGGTGCTGGTCTGCCCACCTGTTAACGTATGACTGCCTCGTGTCATCGTTGTAGGGGACAGTCATGATGCGTACCCATCCGTTATGACTTTGTTCTTTGCTTCTTCCAGCGCACCGATCAGCATGAGCCGGTCTGGGACTGTGGACACTTTGATCTTGAACTGGCCCCGATCTTTCCAGAAGCACAGCACGATCACGCTGTCTGGCGCTTCATCAGCGGCCTCGTTGAGCACCGCCTTGGCTTGCACCTTGTGGTGGTCAGGTATGGTTAGGGTTTTGAGTTTGCTCATGTGTTCTTCTCCTTGAGTTTGGCTTCGATGGACTGAATGAAGTCAACTGCGTACGCTCCATAAATGATGTAGTTTTCATCACAGAGTGGCTTGATCTCCTCATCCGTCAGCCCAACCCATGTGCGCTGTGGTGGGGTGGCACAATCAGGGCACAGGCAGATGATGTGACGGCGGTCATCACCTCCGGTCAAGGGTGGTGGGGTGACTCTTGCGATTGCTTGATGCACACAATGAAACATGGTTTCATAATGTCCGTGTTTACCTTCTTGCATTTTTTTGTCGTACAAGTTCTGCACAAAACCGTTTATTTCTGTTTTGTTGTACGCCACCGGCTCCTGCTTCTCAGCCTGCTCTATGGCTTGGCGTAGGCATGTGATGGCTTTGTCGCCAAGTGTTGATGCCTTATCCGTAAATGTTGAGTCATCGCCACGATACGGATGTGTTGATGCAAAAATGCATTCCAACGCCTCCAGCGCCTGTTTCATTGCTTCTATGGTCATCGCTTCATCCCCCTCACAAAGATAGCAAAGCTCGCCACAGTATCGGGGCCGAACGCTGGCTTGAACCGCTCGATGGCGCGGGCCACCTCCTCTAGCACATCGTTGCGGTAGCACATGATGTCGTCGTCTTCGGCATCTGCAATCTGCCGCTTGCGCCAGCCCTGCGCCTTCTCGATCTGCTCGAAGGCTTCGTCTTCATCTGTTCTCATCGCACACCTCCCAGGCTACGCACCCATGCAGGCTCGGGCTCTTTGACGACAGGCGGGGTCATCTTCTCGCTCGGCGGTGTCCATCCGTACTTGCGCCACGTTGCTTGCACGTCAGCGCCTGATGTCCACTTGTACTCGGGATGCCCGACAGGTATCCAGGGTTTGGTTAGTTTTGCGTTGTTCATTGCTTGTCTCCTATTAACCAAAGATCTTCTTCAGCTCGTCGTACAGCTTGCGTGCTTCCACAATGCTCATGTTGTTGAGCACTGATTCAGCGGTGGGCAAGTTGGGTAGCACCGGGGTAGGGGCGGGTTGTAGAGCTGCAATGCCTTGGGCTGGTTCCACCACCTGCGGTTCTTGCAGGGCCAGCTTTGCTGCCTTGCGCTCGGCTCGCTCTGCTGCCTTCTTGCGCTTGGCTATGTTCGCAGCTCTTGCCTCACGTGCTTTCTCCAATGCGGCCAGGGCACGTGCACGCTTGTGCTTGGGTGAGTTCTTCATAGCTTTGGCATAGGCGGCGTTGAGTGCTGTGTACTCATCGACTGTCGCTGCTAATTTGCCCTCGTCATCACGCACCACCATACCTGCTCTAACGAACTGTGAGATAGCCCCCATCGTTGAGCCAATGTTGAACCCCTGTTCTTTATTCAGCGTGTGTCCTGTCTCCTGTCCGGTGTACTTGCCTGGGTTGTCTTTGATGAACGCAAATACATTCTTGACTAGAGCGCCGTGCTCTCGTTTAGCTGTTGTTGCTTCCATTGCTTCCATTGCTTTCTCCTGTTGTGGTTGACGAATCTCTTGCTCTTGCTTATCCCAGTCACTGACGATTGCGTGTAGCTGGGCGGGTTTGTTGTGGATTGCATTGATCAATGCGGTTTGTAGGTCTGGCATGGTTGTTTCCTTACTGATTGTTGTAGATGGCGTCTGTGATGGATGAGGTGAAGTTGTCGATGCTTTGCGCTATCGTCTGTGCCTGCACAGTCATAGCGGCAGTTCTGAAGTCAGCGTTCATGATGCTTGCCAGTGCAACGACATCAGCCGCCGTGTAGTCCAGCTCCGAGTCAGCAAGCAGATGACGAGCCGTGCTGAAGAACATTTTTGTGGTATCCATGGATTGCAGGGACAGTAAATCCCAATCCGCAGTGATTGTGTGTTTTCCCATTGTGGGTTTCTCCTAAAAATGATGGGCCTCACAGGTTAAGTGAAGCCCGTAAAGTTGTCAAGCGTTAGACTTTGGTTTGCATTTTGTATCTCTTAGGCCTCCTTATAAACTTGGTCAAACATGCAACACAGGACTGTGTCGGGGTCATAGGTCTTGCAGTTATCCAGCGCCTCGGCCAGGACGTGGCCGTCTAGCTTGCGCCGGTCGATGAACATCTCCGCCATCTCGGGGTCCTCGGGGTAAACAGTCTCGGCCAGTAGCTCCACAAGCCATTGCTTGTTACCGGCCATCGCGTCATAGATTGCGTCACGCAAACCCTCCAGCTCCCACGCCTCGTCGTCATCATCGAGCAGCCAATGGCTGCCGGAAAGAGAGCTGACACTGGTCGCTTTGCCCCCTACACCCCAGTATTCTCCGTAGTCTGACCATCTATCCATCCGGGAACCAAACGTCTCTATCTCAGTCGGGTCGCGGTCGGTGGGTAGCCCGTCCCAGTCGATGTTGACGACACGCTCGGCCAAGGCCAGGAAGTGCACGATGTCAAGGGACTCCCGGTCGCTGTGCTCGTGGGCATAACCCACGCTGATGTTGGTGCACTCAGGAATAACATCGATGAACTCTGCCGTATCTGTATACACACCCGTATCGTCGGGCAGATACATCAGCCGCTCGTCTACATTGAGCGCATCGGATAGCGCCTGGGCAAACAAGTCAGATGCGGTACGCCCCCACCCCTGGTGCGTGATGACGCTGTCGATACCCCGCCGGTCAAACGCAATAGCCCGGTCGAACTGGGAGAGAAGCGTAGTGTCACGCGCCACATGCCGGGCACCGATACCGCCGCACTCCTCGCCTTGAGTAAATAGGTAGTATGCGTCTACGCCGCTGTGAAGCAAGTGCATCAGCATCGCACAGCCAGCGCCATCATCTGCACCAAGCGGCGCACCCTCGGCATACCAATGCGTGTTGGTCTTCCTGATCTTGTTGGGGCCAGCCTTCTTGTGGACTGTGTCAACGTGTGCGGTGAACAGCGTGCGGTTGGTTGTGGATATGCGGGTGTCGATGTGCAGGTTGCCTACCTCATCTCGGTGCACCTTGGCGTGTGCTGGTGCGTTCTCTTGCAGCCAGTCGGTCATGCGTCTAGTCCCCTCGCTATTGTGTGGGCGCATCATGGAGAGTGCGCGGGCTAGGGTCTTGTGCAGGATAGAGTTCTTGTTCATGGATGTTTCTCCTGTGGTGTTGGTCATTCATTGGGTTCATTTGCAGGGGCGTTGTCGGGGTGGTACGTCTCGCCGTCAACCTCTACATGGTCAACGGCATCGGTATACCAGTCGCCGGACTCGGCGCACAGCCAGCAGTCCTCCTTTAGCTCATACTGCTCGGTGTCTGCGGCGTAGCATATCTCGTCTGAGTCACTGGGGTACCACGCATCGGCTGACTCGATGAAGGTAGCGTTGTCACTGTGCGTGTACCCGCCATCCTCAAGCTCGACGATGCTGTTGTCGTCAAGGTAGTCCTCGTCGTAGTACTCGCCGTCAGCCTCAACGATGTAGTTCTGATGCACGTAGTACTGATACCCACGGCGGCCATACACATAGGTGTACTCGTCGAAGCAGCGTGGACACACAGTCGTGTCCTCACCCCGACCGACACAGTACTGATCGTCCTCGTCGTAGATAGAAGCACCGCAGTCCTCGCAGTTGCAGAGTGGTGCGCCGCACCTGCCGTCTGTGTTGTCACAGCAGTACTCGCCGTTGGCTGATATGGTCAGGTATTGGTCGTTGTAGATGTCAACTTGCCGCTCGTCGCCGTCAATGTACGGAGCGAGGAACTCGTTGCCGTTGCCGCTGAGCTTGTAGTAACTCAGCTTGGCATCTTCTGGCCACCCACCACGCTTCTCGATGCCCAGGTTCTTGAGGTACGCCTCGATAGCCTCGTCGACACCTGAGTGCGAACGCTGGTCAGGGCTGCGCTTGTACGAACGCACGAAGCACTTGTACCCCGAGTCGGGGTCGGTGTAGACAAGACAGCGACCGAGTATCTTGCCGTCTTGTACACGCACCGCCATAGACCAGCCAAGTGACGGGTCATACACAGCGTAGGGGTGACGCTTCTCGCCATCAGCACAGCGGGTGTTGAAGTGCCTAGTCATGCAAGAACTGGGGCCGTTCATCACAGCCTCGACCATGTTGGGCAGGTCGTCAACGATCTCGATACCGCCCGAGTAGGTATGCCGCGCAACGATGTCACGCAGCTCATGGTCAGGCATGGCCTGGAAGTGACGGCGCAGATACTTGCCCAGGGTAGTAACGGTCTGGCGATCTGCCTCGCCCTTGCGTTCGTTCTCCGTGTACGCTACCCGGTTGGGGTCGGTGACAGACTTGTGCGGCCACTCCAAGAGCAGCTGATGCCAGTCATCGGGGCGGTAGATATCGAACGAGGCATGCACAGCGGGGTGGAACTGATGCTTGTCCCACTCACGCTTGAACCAAGCACGCCCCTCGTAGCTTTGCTGGTAGATGCGGTGTCCGTACTGGTCACGGGCAAACCCGTAGGTGTCACCCGCCACGATGCGGGCGGCATTGAAGAACATATCGGTGAACAGGCGTGCTTGTTCAACATTGCAGTGTTTACACATTTGCTTTCTCCTTTTGTTGTTACACATTCATCTCACGATTACGCACATCGCGCATGTGCTTCTTGTAGAACTGAACGAACAGTTCATCGAACGCGGAGAGAAGTTTCTCTCTGTTACTCAGGTCGGCGACATAGAACGCCCGGGCTATGTGCCCGGCGAAACTACCGCCCTCACTCTCCATCATGCGTGCCGCACGCAGCAGCATGTCGTGGTCTAGTTGCATTGCTTTCATTTGCTTTCTCCTTCCGCTTTATTCAGCGCTTCCACAATGGCTGCCGCTTCCCACTGAAACAGGCATGGCAGAGTTATTTCCTCATTACCACGCCCAACCACATAGGTAGGCCCAGCCCCCTCCTCATCGGTTCTTGCGTACCAATAGCTAGCTTTCATTGAATAACCTCCTGTTGAACTTGGTGCTTGCAGAGTATGGTGTACGTGCCACGCATACCCGCTAAAAAATCATCTATCGAAATGCCGTCCTCGATGGCGTAGTCTGCCGCCATCTTTGCTAGCACATGCAACAGTATGTCTACCCGCAAGTCCTCCTCCCTGGGTAGCTTCAGGTCTACGATTGCCTGCGCTATGGCGCACTCCAGCTTTTGAAACAGCGCTACGTCTCGGTCTTCATCTTCGCTTGTCATTGCGTTTCTCCTTTCAAGTTGTCTCGTACCCATGTCGCTAGCAGGTTGGCAGTGAGCGCCGCATCCTTTACGTCCTCGAAGTATTCAGTCCCGTAGATAGCCGGGTCTTCGAGGTAGTTCTCCAAGTCTCGTGCGATACACGAGGTCAGGCTTTGAATCTGACGCAGAGCGTCATGGAGGTTCTTTGGTTTCATTTAATTTCTCCTTCGTTAACGTCACAAAAATCACAACGGCGTTGCCAGAACCATACCCTGACTTCGCCACACTCACAACACTCGGTTGTGCACAAGCGCCTCAACAACTTAATCATCGCCATACCCCTACATCTAGCATCAACACAATCAGTGCTACGAGTAGCACCACCCGAATTACTTTCTCCTCTGTTGTCAGCATTGCGTTTCTCCTTTCAAAACAGATACTGCGTGTCTACACCCAGCACGCCATGCGGCGCACCACACCTCGAACATACGCCCTCGGAAGGGGAAGTCCGACACCTTGTACTCATCGAACGTGTCCTTACACCATGCGCGGTATGCGCGTTTTATCTCAGTCATTTCTTCTTCCCTTCAAAATAGCCCAGCCATTGCGTGCCATCCACCTGGGGTTGGTAGAAGTTGATGTCATACGTTGCATCGTGGGGCAGGGGTACGAGGAACAAATTAAAACCATGCCCGAACTTCTTCATCAGCGTGAGCAGGTCGTGCAAGTCACGCTCATCTGTTGTCTGCGCCCAGTCGTGCACACTGGCGGCGAAGAAGTGTTGGTTCGCATGGATGCGTTGCTTCTCTTTGAGTCCTGTCATCTTCATTTGCTTTCTCCTTGGGTTAATTCACACAGTTCATTCAGGCGTGAGCGCACTTGCTCGATCTGATGACGCACATAGGTGCGCCGCTCGATGCTGTCCAGGTTGTCCAATGCGTAGCGCAGTTGCGCCCTCATGTGATCCAACTCGATGTGCCACTCGTGCTCTTGTCCTTCAGTCATTTACTTTCTCCTAGGGTTGCGGTTATAAAAAACAGGCAGTCGGGTAGCGTGTCCGTCCAGCCAGCGGGGTACACATACGCGGCAACGCCGCCCTTGGGCGCGTCATCGCTGAAGTACGACCCGCAAAGGTTTATGTCGTAGTCGTCTACCTCCATCCATGTGTCGAGGCCCGACACATCTGCGCCCATGTCGCGCATTGCCCACAGGTAGCCAGTGGCTACGCACTCCACAGTTTTCTTACTCATTTGCTTTCTCCAGTTTCAGATGCCGCCACTTGCAAGGTAGTACCGGCTGTGCGGGCGGCGTAGCACAGCTGGCAATTCAAAACAAAATCCCGTGGGACAGGGTGTCCCACCGGGTTACTCAATGTCCTGCCACTTGGCAGGGACGGGTTGGTTGCGTGGCATCTGGTCAAGTTTGAACTTGGCCTTCTCCATCTCCATGATGTTCTTGCGTATCGCTTCCTTGTCCCGGTCGTCCCGCGCCATGTCCAACGCCTGCTGTGCGTTGATGATCTCGTCGTCCAGATGCTTGAACATGGCGATCCGGTGCTTGACGTTGATGTGCTTGGGGATGGTGCGCTCGAACGGTTCCTTGGTCTTGCCCCTGGTTCGGTGCGGCAAGGCGGCGAACATCTCCTTGATTCGATCCCGGTCGGCGGGTTTGACGTAGTCCGTCCAGTGCTTGCCTTGATGCAACGGCACCCGCTTGCCCTCGGTCTGGAGGTAGCGGACAAATGCAGTTGGGGTGTACGTCCCATCTTTTTGCACGCCATGCAGTTTCTCGATGATCCCGGCCACGACCGTCTCGTAGTTGCACAAGGCGTCCCACCTGTGCGGGTCTGGCGTTGTTGATTTTTTTATGTGGTGCTTCAGCGTTCGTATCGTTTGCATCTCGCGCCTTGCCGTGTCGATGATGTCAGCCCACGCCTTGAACACCACGCTGTTCTTGATCTTCGATGCCCGGCGTGATTCTTTTATGGCGTTGACCTGCGCTGTGATCTCGGTGACCATGGGTGCGGGCAGCTTCAGTTTGAGGGTCAGATGGTTGTGCAAACGGTGCGGACTGAGGGTCAGCCACCACGCTTTGATCGTCTCATCCATAGTTTTACTCCTAAAAAATACGATAAAAGGACGGAAACCAGATTCTGTCCGATACGTATACGTCTGTCAAGAAATATGGTGCCGCTGGGAAGCCGCATGAACACTGGCGATTTTGAATTTCCGTCCACAACATCCCCGGTTTTTTCGGGATACACGAGGCAAGAACAACTTATATAAAAAGTTGTTGTGTTTTGTTGTTGTGTGTTTGTATGTACGTATATAAGTATCTATCTATAACTATTAAAAAAGATTTAGATAGATAGAGTGGACGGAAAAAGCGGATCGCCAATATCCATGCGGGTTTCGGCACGCATATTATTTGAGAGGAGAGGTATACGTAAGGTGCGGGACTGGACAGCGTCAAATTAGTGACCACTGGGTCAGTTGCGCCTTGCGTTGGAGGTAGGCCTCGGCTGAGGCGAAGTGTTCGCCTTGCTTGCCGCCGATGTGGTAGAGGTTGATGAACCAGTAGGACTGGTCACGCTTGCCCCTGGGGTAGTAAGCCATTGCGTAGTAGCGGATGCCGTCTACGCCGACAAAGCTAGAGTCGATGGGTTCGAGAGTGGGGATGGAAAGATTACGCATGGTGTGCTCCTGAAGTGTGAATGAAACGGAACGAAGTGGGGTGAAAGTTAACCCGAGTTGGTTTGACATGGAGTGAAACAGCGGCCAGGACTCGCCCGGCCGCCTTGCGAGAAAAATCACTTGGCAACAGCACGCAGGATGCTGACTGCCTCGGCCACGTTGCCGAACAGCTTGAGATAGGCTTGCGCCGCCTTACGCAACTCGGGGCTGATGCGGTTGTGCTTCTCGGCTTTCTTGGCCGCCCGAACCTCACGCACACCGGTCGCAACGTCAACCAGATACTTCACTCGGTTGTACTCGGGTGAATCCTTCTTGAACGTGAGAGCGCCGCCTCGCTGACTCGGGTGAGGTTTCACCCCAGATGCCTCGGCCACATAGATGGTTGCGTACACCCGAACGTCAGCACCTACGATGCCTGCCTCGGCAAGGGTTGTAGCGTAGTCCTCGGCCTCGATAGCCTTGAACACTTTGCTTGCCTTGCCGTAGGCGACAGCGTTGACGTTGATGAATTGCTTGATGATGCTCATGGAAGTTTCTCCTTGATGTGAGCGTTGATGCAGTTGGGAACCTCTCTCAACCGCTGACTCTATTTTACCTTGAGGGGGTAGCCCTAACGTACTCACTCTGCCGTCAGAGCAGGCGAAACTGAATACTTTGCCGCTACTCAAACCCCACCCTACCCCCACCCCCCGTAATTGACGTGGCCATGACGACCAGCCATGAACACTGTTTTGCACCCGCTCCCACTATTCTGTAATACTTTCTGTCTACACAAAATTTTTCTAAAAATTTCAAAAACACCCTTGTCTAATGTTAGACTGCATCTGCTCGGGCTGAAACGGGTTAGCGCCGTGGCCACTTTTACGAGTGTTGTTCAAACCAACGCTGCTTCATGCGAGCAGCCCGGGCACCAATAAAAAAACCCCCGACATTGCTGCCGGGGGTTGGAACGGGGGGAGTCAACCCACCCAGAGGAGAAAGCAAAGGGCAACTGCTAGACTTGCACCGATGCAGGAACTAAGTGTACACTGCACTTACCGGGACCGCAACCCGCATCCGTCTAAGGACAAATGCTCGAACACCTGCTTGACTTCCAGCCTGAAGTTACATCCAGTACCGAGGCACCGCCCCCGGTAGAAAAAACTACGCCTATACAGGCGCTGGACGGGAAGATTAATACTTCCGACTGGCTCAAATCCATGGGTGCGCCAGACAAAGAAGCTGTTGTATCCGAGCTAGAAAAGACCCAGGCCCGTGAAACATTCACGGCGCTCACTACCAACGCCCCTACCGCAGACGCACACGCCATGGTCTCCAAGCTCGAGACCCCGCAAGCTGTACGGCACCTGACAAGTATGCTCACCGCATACGACTGGGAGTTTATACAGCAAGCAAAAGAGCTACGCGGCTACGCCGTGGCCAAGATTCTGGAGGAGTGCGAGCACCCCACCGCCTCAATCCGGCTCAAAGCGCTGGCGCTCCTGGGTAAGGTGACGGAGGTTGGGCTGTTTACAGAAAAAATCGAGGTCAAGAAAACGGATATGACCGAGGACGAGGTCGACCGCAAGCTAAAAGAGAAGCTCGCCAAGTTCATGGACGTGACGGATGTGCAGCCAATCGAAGACATTGACGTGATTGATGTCGTGGCCACCCCCGCCCCACCGGAAGACGAACCGGAAAAGCCCAGTGAGTGAGAAGATCCTGACCCCCGAGGAGGCCACAGCCCTCTACCGCAGACTACCCACCATGGGTAAAGTGGAGAAATTGGAGACTTTGGACTTGTTGGACAAGCAAGAACACTGGCGGGAGCTGAGAAAGAAGCGCCAAGACCCCATCGAGTTCGCCAAACACGTCTATCCGGGGTTCAAGATAGGGCCACACCACCGAAAACTGGCCAAAATCTTCCAAGAAGTGATCTCCGGCCAGAAAAAACGCGTGATTATCAACATCGCGCCACGTATGGGTAAGTCGGAGTTCAGCTCTTACCTGTTCCCAGCGTTCTTTCTAGGTAATTACCCTGATAAGAAGATCATCATGGGTACACACACGGCGGGCCTGTCGGAAGATTTTGGTAGACGCGTGCGAAACTTGATCGACTCGGAGGAATACCGTGAACTTTTCCCCAACACGCTGGTCGCAGATGATCAGAAAGCTGCCGGTAAGTGGTCGACTTCTGTTGGTGGCCAGTATTATGCTGCTGGTGTTGGGGGTGCACTTGCTGGCCGTGGAGCTGATCTTTTCGTCATTGATGACCCTCATTCAGAACAAGACGTAAAGGCGAACTCCCGTCTTGCATTCGACACGGCGTGGAGCTGGTTCCAGACTGGACCGTTGCAGCGTCTGATGCCGGGCGGGGCGATCATCATTATCATGACCCGCTGGGGGAAGTTGGACCTGACCGGGCGCCTGATCGACTACCAGACGCGGAACCCGGACTCGATCCCCTGGGAGATCGTGGAGCTACCGGCCATCCTGCACGAGGGCACGGACAAGGAGAAGTCCTTGTGGCCAGAGCAGTGGCCTCTGGAGGCGTTGAAGGCGACGAAGGCGTCGATCGACCCACAGTACTGGAACGCCCAGTACATGCAGCAGCCCA